TGAGAAAAATTATTTTTAATCTCCGGCATATTTTAGTGTTTTATCCATTTAGATTTACCTCTCATTATTTGTGTGAGTTCTTCTATTTTTAAGTTTGATAATCGTAGTTTGGCTTGTCTTATAGCTGCGAATCTTTCTTTTTTATACCTATTAACTAAATATTCAGGCGTATTAGATCTAGTTGCTAATATAGCGTGAGTTATCCATTTATACATAGCTTCTTCTGCGAATTTATGCACTTGCATTTCTCCATCCGTTCCTAAACTATCACTTATATAATCTAAGATCACAGTTTTTCCAGAAATATTAGATGAAAAATGTATATTACCTCTTAAGTTATCTATATAAAAAGATCCATTAGCTTGGGCGTGTTCAGAGTCTAATCCATATCTTTGTCCTAAGTTATGACTATAAATATCTGTGTCTTCGGCGTGACTAGTTACTATTATATCGCTAGAAGAATCACTAGACGATTTATAATTTCCCCACGTGGTGGACTCTCCGTCTTCAATGATATTATCAGACACTCCTTCGTAAGTTAAAGTAACATCATCTACTGTTTGTGTAGCTTCTGCTCCAGAAGCACCAGTATGTCCTCCGTCACTAGTGATAAGTACATATACTAGCGTTTCGTTACTAACGTCTATATTGTTAAGCTCTACAGCCGTTGTAGATAAAGTGTCATCTCCACTTTCGAACGTTATAACGCTAGCATCTCCACTTGTTGTTTGTAAATTAAATACCCCAATATCCATGTTAAAGCTAGGTTTAGATGGTAGATTAGGATTAGTTCTATTAGGATCATACCCAGTAGTAGTTTCATCATACGAAGACCCTGATTGTTGTGAAGTAGAAACTCCTGGATACTTAAGCACAGCGGTTGATAAACCAACTCTAACCTTACCTATGTTTTTGTCTGTTCCAGACGAAGTTGACAAGGCTTTAGCTGAAAGATGAATTGTATCATACTGTGTAACATCTATTTGTTGCCAAACAGCATAGTGTCTACTCGTGTAAGAGGCCTGTAAAGATTCAGGATTATGTTTAAACTCTAAGACACCGTTGTTGGTACTAACAGAATCAGAACTACCAGACACGGGAGAACTATATGACCAGTCTGTACTTTCGATTAAATCACTACTAAAATCACTATTAGGCAACACGTAGTTTCCTGTTAATGCAGCGAAGTTATAATTACCCTCGTCGTCTTGTAGTATCTTGAGTGGATTTTGAGTATGTCTAGTTGGATAGATAGGATGTTTAATACCAGAACTATCACTCCATAACACCCTAGTGTAATTAACGTAGTCGTGAGGCAACATCATAGTTAGTGATGGTGGTAGTTTTATTTCTTGAGATTTAAATGATTTAAAAGTGTCAAACGATAGTTCTTGCATAGCTCTTTGTGCGTGAAACGCAACGTCTGTTCTTTTGACCTTACTAATTATTTTTTCTTCACCTACGTAAGCTATCATGAATTGATTGATAATATCTTCTAATGATACAAATTGATAGTTTCCTTGATCACTTCCTTGATAATAGGTTCTTTGAGTAGTATTGTCTAATAATCCCATTTATTTTTGTTTTTTCTTAATATATTCATTATTTTCTACTCCTGCAGCTATTTGATATAACCCTTGATCTTTTATGGTTATACCAGCTAGTGCCAATATTTTTATAACTAAATCTGTCTCTTCAGAGGTATGAAGTTCGAAATTAACAGATAATTCATCATTGTATATAGCGATACCATTTACCATAGTAAAACCCCAACTAGCTCTATTAGGCGTTCTTATCATAGACATATTAGAAGGGTTCACTAGATCTCCATCGTCATTCTCTTCAGCTATATCAACTGGAGTTCCATTATTTATAATTAAAATATTACCTCCTCTTAAAGTGTATATAGGTCTAGTTGGCGTTGGTCTTGTTAACGGTGACATTCTAACTTCATTATAATCCCTCGCATTTAAACGTTCACATTGAACAGGTCCTAATCTAATTTGATCTAATCTATATAAGTTATCTGGAAGTTCAAAACCAATTCCATTAGGAGTTAGTTGACTCATAAAATTACTACCTTGCGTTTCTTGAAATTGTGATAATTTTTCTTCTAATATTGTAACCATATCAGAGTGTACCGTATCATTACCGTTTAATTTTCTAAATTGATTTAGATCATAAAAGTATTGTTCGAAAGTGTCCATCTGCGCTTGATTAGCAAGCAAATTAAACTCTTGAGGAGTTATATAGCCTCTTTGTTCTTTGTTGGCTAAAACCAAAACTCTTTGATATACTCTATCTACGTTTACCATAATATTTTTATTTTTTATACGGGAACTTTTTATTTAAAAAGTCTTTCCTACTCTTGCAACCACATTCTTTTCCAGTGGTTTTTGAGATTTTATTAACTATCTTCTTAATTCCAATAGTTCTTGTTATTTTTTCTACTGTATCACCTAATCCTTTTGATTCCATATAATTATTGTAGTTGCGATCACCCCGTAGGATGATCGCTCTACAGTTTGATTAATTGTTTAATCTCTTTTCTATATTTGAAAATATTTCCATACCTTCGTCGGTTTTAAACCAATGCGCTAAAGCAGTGTATGGGTGCTCGTCAAACGGTATTGTCATTATCTTTCTACCATTACTTCCCCACAGGAAGTTTCTTTGATCTGAAGATAATCTTAATATACCTTCTTCTACAGATTTAATACCAAAGTTTCTTAGCATCACGTTTTCGTCATCTGCGAGCTCTAAGAAGAGTTTAGGGTTATTTCTTGCGAATACTAGTAAATCTCTTCTAAGTTCCTTAGAACTTAACTTAGACACTCCAGAACCCTTCTCTACACGCATAATAGCTTCAGCCATGTCAATATCAACGTTTCTAGCTGCTACTAACGCTTCTACTTGCTGTTCTAAAACATCAATCTCTTCAGCGGCTAATGCCGATGGTTTAAACTCTTCGTATATTTTATCTCTATGTGGGTGGTATAAACTTAGTAGTTTTTGTAAAACAGTTTTTTCTTTTTCTACAAACAAACTACCAGATCTAAATACAATATGTTCCAATCGTTGATCACCTTTCATTTCATCAACAAAGGGCGTTCTTTGATTTTGACAATACTTTAATTCTCTTTCGTAACCTTTTTCTTCATCGAACCAATATATATTCGCTGCTTTTATTGATCTCGAAAGAGGTTTTTTATCACCTTTTAAGTAATAAACTCTATCTTTTATTTCCCATTCGTTAGATGGTTTTTTTCTTTCTCTTACTTCCGGTTCTTCAATATGAGTTTCAACAACCGTTATTTCTTCTTTAATTTGAGGTTCTTTAACCTCAACTTTTTTTGTTTCTTTTTTCTTTGCCATAATATAATATATAATAAAATTAATAAAATAAAAGGCCGAGGCCGAAGCCCCGGTCTTTTAATATAATGAATGCTTACTTCATCAACATGAAGTTATTAGCACCTTGTGTAACTAAACATCTCTCTGTTAGCATGTGGATTTGCATCGCGTCTAAAGCAGACGTAGTAGCTCCTACAGAACCAGTAACCCAAGTCTTCATTTTTCTATTGTCAGTTTGTGAAGCTCTATATCTAACATGTAAAAATGGTCTCTTAAGATTCTTTCCTAAAGACTGGTCGTAAACAGTTGATGTACCAGCTGGAACCATGACACCTCTAATCGCGTTAGCACTAGAAGCAGCATTAATACCACCTCTTGTTGCTAAATCATTTAGATATCTAAAATCAGATTTGTAGAAATCATAAGAACCTCTACGGAATCCTGAGAATCCTAAGTTAAGTGCCATATCTTCAGAGTTGTTAAATACCCCGTAAGAAGTACCACCAGCTCCATAAGAATTCATAGAAGCTAACATGTCGTCCATAGCTAGAGACGTGGCTCTATTTACGAACATCATATTTTCTTCAATAGCGCCTTGCTTATCAAACTCTGCTAATATAGCGTCAAACTCAGCTAAATCAGTAGCAGCATTAACACCAGTAACACCAGAAGTTAAATTACCTCTACTTTCAATAGCAGCGAATAAACCTTCAGTACCAGCGTCGTTAGTTGCATCAGTAGTTGATCCAGGTAGAATTGTAGAACCTTGAACCTCAGAAGCAGCTAAAGCTTTTTCACCTTCTAACATAGCCATTTCAACGTAATCATTAAAACGAGCTCTTGTGTCAGCTTCAGCTTTTAAATACCATAAGTATCCGTTTGAACCACTTTCAGAAGTAGTTTCAACCCAACCGATTCTAGCCGTATCAGAACCTGATACTTCGTAGTAATCTTTCATAATAACTGGTTTGTTACTAAAAGTTTTGAAAGCAGGTTCGTTAGCACCTCTAACATCTGTAGTGTTGGTAGTACCAGCAGCCGCTACGTAGCTTTGTCCTTTTCCATACTCAGAACCGTAAACTAATATAGTTGTTGCTTTTGATGTAGTGTTTGCTGATAAAGCAGATTGCCCATAAGGAGCAACGTCAATAACCGCATTAGCTACAACTGTTACTAAACATTTGAAAACACCATCTGAGTTAGATACTATAACAGTATCATTCACTCTAATACCGTGATTAGCAGCTGTAAAACCAGCACCAACGTTACCATCGATATCGTCTTCAATTGTTATTTGTGCGATATTAGTCACACCAGTACCCGTGTTAGCACCAGCAGTTGCTGATGAAACGTTACCTTTATAAGATAAATGTAATCTACCTTGCTCTGACCAAATAACTTGATCAGCTTGCATAGATTCTTCAGCCCCAACTTGAGATAAGAAACCTGAAATAGTTCTCGGTCCGAAAACTTCAGCTTCTTTTTCCATTAGGTCTGGTAAATATTGTTGAGCCCAACCCATATCTTGGTTGAAGTCAATGTAGTTTGTTGCTAGTGTTTGCTTCTGATGTGAAGCTACGCTATTTAACAAACTTCCTGCAGTAATTGCCATAATTTTGTAATTTTAAATTTGTTATTTGTTTTTAATTTTAAACTTGAAACCAGGTTCATCATCATTAAGTGCTCTAACAGTAAACCCGCTAGTGTTGACATTCTCTGCTAGTGATTGCCTTGCAGACATGTCAATATTTTTGGATTTAGCTATACTTTCCTTTAAAGCATCGGCTTTGCCTTGCTCGTAGAAATGATTAGCAATAGTATCTGGATTCATCGCTGTAAACAGCGATCTATGATAATCGCTCGCATTATCCATTAAATTATCTTCATTCAAAAACTTTTTGATAAAGTTGTTAATGTCACTCTGCTCGTTTTTAACAGTTTCCATATCTTTTACATTTATTCTAAATCTCTTTTCTCCAACGTTGTATTCAAAACCTTTAAATTTATCGTCAAATAATTGATTTGTTTTTTTAGCAAAAGTATTTGATTGCTTTTCTTGCACTGCTTGATTCTCTTGTGATTCCTTGTTGTATCTATTGAAGAAATCAATTGCCTTCTGCTGCTCATCAGTGAGTTTGCTTCCGTTCTTGATATCTTCGTAATATTTGGATTTTACACTTTCCAAGTGTTGCTTCGCTTCGGCAACTTGCTCCTTCAAAGCTAATTTTTTTCTTTTTATATCTCTGTCTTCATCTATATCTTCATCAAAAGAGAAGGTATCTTCCATAACGAAGTCAATCTCATCATCAGTTAGATGCGGTTTGGTAGATTTATAATATTCTTTTAATAAAGAGTGGTTGTCTAATTCTGAATAATCTTGATTAAGTGCAACATAGTCTTCTAAATCACCACCTGTATCTTCCATGAAATTTACTAATTTTTGTATACTTTCTGGTAGTTCAGTTCCAGCTTCTTCAGATTGAATAATAGCCTCTGTAGCAATCTCTTTTATTTCATCTACTTCCTCGTTTGTTATTTCTTCTACAACCGGATTTTCTTGTGTTTCTGTTTCCGATTGTACTTTTTCTTGTTCTTGTGGGGTGTTGGCATCTTCAACGATTTCAACCACTCCTCCGTCGTCAATATTACTTTCTTTAATTTCATTTTCTTTTTGGTTTATTGGTTTATCTAAGTCGACTTTTGTTATTGTTTCCTCTACAACTTGAGGCTTCATTTTCATTTTTTCTTTAACCTTAGTAACATTTCCTTTTGTTTCGTTACCATCCGGTTGTTTTTCAACTTTTTCTTTTACTTTTAATGAACCAGTTTCGTTGTCCACGACTGGTTCTTCTTTTTTCTTTTTTGCCATAATATAATATAATAATAATTAATAATTTGTTTTTATCTAGGACCGAATTCTGACATATCAATTCCACCTAAAACATCATTTCCTGCTGACTCGAAATTTTTAGGAGGTGTTCCTTTTTGTCTTTGATCTATAAGCTCACTTTGCTGCGAAGCTTGTATTTTTGTTCTTTTATCTTTACGGTTTTCTTTTTCCGCTTCTTTACCTTTCTGTCCCTCAACCTCCATATTCTTTAACTGCATGTTATAGTTAAACTCTAACTCCATTAGTTCTTTTTTGATGTTAGCTTCTTGTTGAAGTTTTTGTGCTTCAAATCCTACTTTAGCTTCTTCTAGATTCATTGTTGATTGCATTATCGCTTGTTGTTTTTGCATTTCAGATTGAGCGGCAGCTTGTTGGGCTTGTATATTAGCTTGCGATTGTGCCTGTATGTTTTCTTGTTGGATTTTTTGGTCTTGAGCTATTTTCTTTTTTCTTCTAATTTTAAGTAGTTGATTAGCTAGTTTAATATTTTTTATATCTCTAAGATCTATAGCGTCCTCAAGCTCTATGCTCTGCTGTGCTAAAGCAGCTTGTATGTTTGCTTCTAATATAGCTTTCTCTTCTTCGTCTGGTGTTAATTGAATAAATATACCAAAGTCGTATAAATGCAAATTATTCATCTCACTAAGAGTAGCTACGTTATGCATGCCAAGAGTTTGAATAAAAGCATCTTTTGTAGGTGAATACTCTATAATATCTGATATTCTTAACGATAAACACTCGCATATAGATTGCGTTATAAATAAACCGCCTTGAAGAATGTGTCTAGTAGCTGTATTTGAATTAGCTGCTGCTATTTTCTGTACTCCAACTAAAGATTTAGGATCTGGATTAGCAGCGTCTCTAGCTTCGTTTAATCCAGTGGTATCCCTTATCATTTGTAAATAGTAATTATAATTACCTATAAGAGCTTGCATTTTTTGACCTCCAGCACCACTAGTTATTTCTTGAATAGGAACTTTACCAGGATTCATATCGCCTTCAGATGTAAAACTTCTACCTATAACAGAACCTGTTTGGAAAAACATATTTAAAGCTTCTTGTGGATTGTAACTTGTTCCGTTACCCAAATCAACCTCAGCCAAACCGTCGGCATCTAAGTAAACACCATCTGGAGTCATACGTGACATTACTTGTTGTAATTTTAAATGAGTCAATTGTATCATGTCTGCAAAACCAGTTATTCTGCTTACTAAAGATTCTATTCTTCCCTCGTACATTCTAGGAGCACAAATAGCATAGTTCATTTTCACTTTAGTGAAGTTGCTTTTAGAACGCATCATGTTTTTTGACATATCCCATTTTAGTAATTTTTTAGTTCCTATTACTAAGGCTCCTTCATATAAACATTCAATTGACCTTGATTCTTTGTTGAAATTAGCGCTTGAATCAGGTGGATCAAATGAATCATCTTTTTCGATAGCTTTTTCCGCTCCAGTAGCAGTTTGCTTCATTTTATAAACTTCGTTCATATAGGTTTTATAATTAAAGTATAAAACTTGAACTTTATTATCGTCGTTATCATTACGACTGTCTCGATAATTACTATAATTATTTGCTTTTCTAGAGTGTTTTGAGGTAATTTCCTTTAAATCTTCTTCTGTTAAATGTGGAAATTCTTTTACTAATTCGTTGATAGGTATTGTTTTTATTTCTCCAACGTAATATAAATCTTCAAAATATGGAGATTCTGTGTATGAGTATACTAAATTTTCAGGATCAACATATTCTACTTTAGCACCCTCAGATGTATTAAAAGAGGTTTTTACAGCACCTATACCTAAAACAGTAAGATCGTAATAAAACCTCTTTTTAATTAACTCGTATTTACTGCCCTCTAATAAAACATTTAATGCTTGTTCCTCAGCGATCTCAATAGCTTGCTTATAATTTATTTGCATATGAAGATCTAATTCTTCCTGAGAATCAGGTAATAACTCTGTTGGAGTATTAAAGAGATTCATTCCAAACCTGTCTTTAATAAAATTTTTCAATTCCTTTTGTCTCATGTCTTCCATGATACTTTCCATATATTCAGTTCTCTTGCTAACTCCAAAAGGATCTTGTGTATAGGCTTTTATATCCCACGTTCTATTAGACATTCCGTTTACAACTATATCCACAAACTTAGGTATAATTGGAACTGGTTTCCAATCTAAATTTAAATAACTTAAGTCACCATTTATAGATAGTTCATCTTTGTACTTTTGTATTGATTGTTCTCCTCTAGCGTACAATCTTAAGTTTCGGAAACTATTTTTATTGTGAACGTACCTATTAGAATAACTATCCTTATCAAACCATTCTCCTTCTATGGCTTGCGCTACTTTGAGTCCGTACTCATAGCTTATTTTTTCAGTATCACTAACAACTTGACTTGGAAATTGTCTCATATTAATTCTTTATTATCTTTGAAGCATTACCTTTGTTAGAATACTTAGCAATACTTATATTTAATTTTGGTTTTTCAATTTTAGCATTAGGTCTATACAAGTGTCTATTGCAGGCCATAATTGCTAATCCAGAACTTATAGTCGCATCAAACTTTGTTCTTTTTGTTATGTCAAATCTACTCCAATCATTTAATGTCTCATTGAAATATATATCTCCATAATTTCCATCCCCTAAATGACCCACGTGATTTTGTATATACATTTCAATAGCAGCTGCGTGAGCTTGTTTGATATCTTCACTCGAGTTTGGTATGCCTCCAATCTCTTTTTCTGTTACAGATAATTTATTCCATAGTTTGTCTGGTCTATTCATTGAATATCCTCTATAACCTCTTCTTCTCATGTGATATAGTAATCTAGGTTTATTGTTCTCACAAAGTAATGGCATCCCATAAAACACCAAGGCCATTAATACATCTTCAAAAAATATATCAGCAGTTGGAGGTCTTGCTACATACTCTAAAAACATATGATTTGGAGGAGCGTCTTCCATTGAAAACTTTGTTAACCCGTGTAAGGCTCCATTAGAACCTTTACCGTCAACAGTACCTGATATATCATAACTATCACATCCAAAAGCCCCCATATGTTCGTTGGCTGGATATTTTACACCGTTTTTTACAATTATCTTATTTTGCATATGTTGAGGTGGAAACCAACTTACTTTAAATCTACCTTTTGGATCTGGATAAAATATAACTTGAGTATCTTTAATTCCATTAACCCACTGGAAATTACCAGTTGATATAACTGAAGAGTTTCCAATACCTTCATTGTAATCTATTTGTTCGTATATTTTAACTAGGTTAAATATAGAATTCTTAGCTTCATCTCTAAATGCATGTTCTGTGGTTCTTGGAAATTGCCTATAAAATTCATTTAATCCATCTTGATCAGATTTTAATCCTTCAGCTTCATTCTCCCAATGTTCTATTATACCATAGTCGATTAATTCGCCATCTGGTCCAAAGACATCATGATCTGGATTATCGAAAACTGGATGTCCGTGTTCATCAATAAATCCCTCGTAGTTCCATTCCATTGGGATAAACAAAGAGTATAAACCAGACTTTGTTTGGCCATTTCTATTTCTCGAAGTGACATCTGATGCATTGTATAGTTTTTTAAAATTGTCTCCACCTTTGTCTAACGCATTTGAAGTTGAGCCCATCATACATTTACCAACTATTCTACTACCTAATCGTAAACATGTTTTTGTAACTCTCCAGTTATTTAGTATATTATCAGGTCTTTCCCACTTACCACTTTCGTCATGTACTAGTAAATTTAATTTTTCCCCATCGTAACTATTGTCCCCAGTGTTCTTCCAATCAATAGTTGTATCTAATCCTTGTAAGTCTTCTAACTTTTCATTAGATGTTATTTTCTTTCTTGTAAACTTACTAGCTGGTACTCTATACGCTAGTTCCGTTTTAGGTCTATCCATACCGTCTTGGATAGGTTTAAAGAAAAATGGATAATTTATACTAATTGGAACCACTTTATCTGTAAACATCTTTTTAGCATCTGATCCAGTTTTAGAAAGTATACCGTATCTAGCATCACCTGTTAGAGTCGCTAGATTAACCGTTTCAGCGCTTGACATAAATGAAAATCCAGATCTACGGTTTTTAAGATAGCACATTCCATAACATCTTTTATCAGCCTTACAAGCTTCCCAAAATATATAAAACAATCTATTAGCTTCTCTATAATCTGGAGCACCTACATCTATTTTGCTCCATTGTAAATACATATAGTGCGTACCGGTTATCCAGGTTGGTTTACCATTATTCATAAACCAGAAACCCTCTTCTCGACGTTTAAATTCCTCATCTATATAATCGTACCATTTTTCTTTGTTGTTTTCCGGATAACCCCTCCAATCGAATATGTTTTTGATCCTTTGGAGCTCTTTAGGATATTCCTGCTTAACCCACTTAT